CGTTAGGCTGATTAACGGTGAAATGGAAACGTATCAGCTGACTAAACCCATAGGTGAGTTGATGACATCAGCATCGCTTGAAGATAAGCAGGACTTGTTGAGGAAGGTTACGTTAGATGTCCAGCTGGGTAGGGAGCAGGTTCAGACACTGTATGCTCCAGTTTACCAGACTTTGAGCGACCCTAATTTCCCGAGGGTATTGCAGGCAACATGGGCGATGTATGGTAATGTGGTATTCCTTGAGCATTTAGAGGGGCAGGAGGTCAAGTTCGGGAGTTTGTCCGTTGAGCAGGGGCCGATTGCTACCATTCAGGAATATACCGCAGGATTTGAGTACACCAAGGAACTCATAGATTTCAATGAGATGTTCAGGATTGAGCTTATCAATCAGGCGATTGGACAGGCTTATAATGCGTTGTTAAATCATATCCACTTATACCCGATTTTCAGTTACAACAATTACAATACCAAAAATGTTACCACGTGGAAGGGTGAAACAGGCGACCCATTGTGGTTAGGGATTTATAAGACATTGAGGCAGGCAATCATAGATGCCACTTTAGCAAAGCGTCCAGCGACAGTGTTACTTGCAAACCCAGCTGATAGGTTTGATATTGAACTTGCATTGCGTGGAGGTTTTACCATTGAAGGTACGACTTATCCAGCGTTATCAGGCATTGATACGATTATCTACTATGAAGGTTGGCAAGGAACAATGAATGGTAAGCCATATGTGTATGAAGGAGTACCACAGGGTGAAGCGTATTTGATTAGGCCGAAGCAAGGGTTTAAGGAACTCGTGAAGAAAGACCTTACTATTGAAACTACCAGCGGTGATTTGACGAGGTTAGTTGAAGCTCAGATAATCGCTTATGCTTACCGAGGCGTATTCGCTGCATTAGACGAGAATGTGCAAAAGGTAGAGATCCGTGCGCCCCAATCATGATACCAACTCCAGAGTTAGTTGAGCAGTTACGCAATCTTGCTGGTGAGAAGGAAGAGGGAAGGTTCACCGATGCTGAATTAGAAGACATTATTAAGGCGTCAGATAACATTTATGCGGCGGCTTCCTATGTATGGACATTAAAAGCGGCGAGGATACAAGAAGAGTTAGGGAACATTCAAAGCTATTCCATTGGTGCAGAAAGTTACACTTATAGGTCGTTGACAGATATGTTGGAGTTGTGCTTAAAGATGGCTGACGCATATTCCCAGATGGGTGATATGGGAGCAAGAATTGTGCAGGTTAACACTCCTGATGTGGTATGAAGGAACAGCGGGTTAGGGACATCGCATGGGCAATTGAGCAAAACCCTGTAGATGTTACCATTTACCGTACACAGCGAGTATTGAGTGAAGGCCATTACACCGAGACTACCACGGAAGTAGGAACATATAGAGTGCGTATATTTTTGAATGATAGGAATATTCCAGTAAAATTGATTGATGAAGGAGGGAGGGCATTGCGAAGTGTAACATGGTCAATGCTTTGTGATGCTTTCGTAGATGTAAAGGCTGGTGCAAATGTTGTGGATGTGGTAGATGTACCTATGCTGGGGAAGTTAAAAGTAGTTAACGTTATCCCGTTAAGCGTACAGGGTGAAGTGGTAGGATACCAAGTGCAGTTGCAGGGGATGGATGAATGATAAAAGTTGCCCAAGGTTTCAGTGATAAAAGTAAATATAAGTTTCAGCAGATTTATGCGTTAATGGACACGGTATACCGACCAATGACAGAAGGGTANATGAAAGCAAACAAGCCGTGGACTACACGAACAGGTTTGGCTGTAGCAGGGTTGCATTCCAGAATAGAGAAGAGCGAAACCGAAATAAAACTCATACTTGGGCATGGCGTAAGTTATGGCGTTTACCTTGAGCTTGGGCATAAGGTAAAAACTAAAGGCGGTAAGGTAAAAAAGGTTAAGCCGTATGCGATACTCAAGCCAACGATGGATAAGTTCTATCCAGACATATGCGAGCGTATAAGGGAGCTGTGGAGCATGTGAGAGACGAAATAAGGAAGTTACTTGTAGAAAAAGTTGCATTAGTTGGTGAAAGGGTATACGAGCCATATGTTCCTTCATTGCAAATAGAAAAGCCTTACCTTGTAGTTAAGGAAGGTTCACGGGAAGTACCAAACGATTGGGCTGGGTATACGACTACCGTTGAAGTGTGGATATTTGAAAACTTTGAGACATTTGCGGATGTAGATCAGTTGGCGGCGGATGTGATTAGTGCGCTGGACAAACAAATAATCACGGTTAATGATAAGAAGTACTTATTACGTTACCTTGCTACCATAGGTGAGGATTTCTGGGATGAGGAGCTACAAGCATTAGAACGTGGCTTGCAGTTTCAGGTCTTTTCACTGGGTTGGTTGAATGGTGAGACATACGACCCAGACCCAGTAGCAGCATTACGTGGTTGGAGTGAAAGCCGCTGGGTGAAGGTTGAGGCGAAGGATGGAAACATAATTAAAACACCGATATTGCAAACTGACCCAGATACATGGGACCCGTCAGACCAGCGTCCGGGCTTGTATTGGCGAATTGTGGAAGTATCAGCACCATACAATGTAAGTGCGTCAATGTATTGGATGGATTTCACCATTTATGGGCACGTTGTTGCACCAGATCCGAGCGTCCGTAGAGAATGGATAAGGAAAGTCGTTGAAGCGTTAACAGATGCGATGCGAATAAATGTTAATAATATTACGGAGTTGTGCGTAGAAGAGATATCAGCTACAATGGATGCGGATCCATTGACAGTGGGACAAATCAGGTTACGTGGAATAATGGGACTCATGCGTAGTAAAGTAAGTGCGGAAGTATTGAATAATGCTTCCGTTAGTGGTGGGGTGTCATTTACAGTGAAAGTACCCATATTAAACCCTGAAGGGGAAGGAGGTTCGGCGGATTGAGTGCAAAAAAAGAAGTAATAGAAGAAGAGCAGGACACCAAAATAAAACCCGAGGAAAAAGAGGCTGAAGATGTTTATACGCTTAATGATTTAGTAGCGAATGCTGGCATATTTGGAGTGAAGCCCGAAGCAATAATTGGTGCAATGAAAATGGCTGGTAAAGAAGAAGCTACTAAAAAAGAGATAAGTAAGTTTCTGTCGGATTTTTTACGAAAAGAGGTGTAGAGTATGGCAGGAATAACGTTCACAAGCGGTGAACAAAAAGTACGACCTGGCGTATTTGTCCGAGTGCAGAATATAGGACAGCCAGTAGTCCCTGCATTACCGCAAGGGATTGTGGCTGGGGTAGTAAAAAGTAATTGGGGGCCGATTAACACACCTATTACCATAGCTACAAATGAAGCGATACGAGATGTGTTTGGATCAGGTGAAAGTTTAACGATGCTTACCGAGGCGTTTAAAGGTGGGTGTAGTAAACTTGAAGTGGTGCGTACAGGTACAGGTGGTGCATCGGCAACCATTGTGCTTACCGATACCGCTACCACTCCAGCGAATGTGGTTAATATCACGGCAAAATATCCGGGAACAAGGGGTAATAATTTCACAGTAACAATTAGGGATTCATTGACAAATGCGAGTTTAAGAGAGTTCTTGCTTTATGAAGGAGCAACGTTGTTACTTACCGTACCATTTGCGAAAGGAACAGCAGAGCCAGATGCTTTGGTTTCAGCATTGAATAGTTCACAAGCNAATAAATACGTTACNGCNNANAANATTGCGGCTGGTAATGGAACATTGAAGGCANTAGCTAATGCGGGTATGACAGGTGGGCTTGACCCTACCACTACCGCAAATGATTATTTGACAGCCCTTACATCACTTGAGGCGGTTGATTGGAATGTGCTCGTAGTTGATAGTGAAGACACGAGTTTATTTTCGTCCATTCAGGCGTATATAGACCGTGTAAGGAATGCTGGTAAGCGTGTCATGGCAGTGTTAGGATAAAAGACAAATGTAGAGTTAAGCACCAGATTAACATTAGCACGTAGTTTTAACGACCCAGCAATTGTGTTTGTGGTGAATGGGTTCAGTTACGCTGATGAAACAGCGATAGAAGGTTATGAAGCCACAGGGCGAGTAGCTGGGATGATTGCAAGTGCTGATGTAACAGAGAGCCTTACCCATGCTGTAATACAGGGGGCTACAGGTTTGGTAGGTGCTTTGAGTAATACCGATATAGAAAGTGCGCTGAATAGTGGAGCATTGGTGTTTACGTTGAGCTCGCAGAAACAGGTTCAGATTGAGCAAGGCATTAATACGTTTATAACTCCGACGGCTGACCTTGACATGGGTTGGAGGAAGATAAGAAGAGTAAGGACAAGGGACACGCTGATTGACAGAATTGGTGCGACTTGGGACTTGTTGATTGGGAAGATAAATAATGACGCTAATGGTAGGGCTACATTGATGGCAGCAGCGCAATGGGTAATAAATGAGATGATTAATGAAGGAGCACTAATTGCTGGTCAGATTTATGAAGACCCGACCAACCCTCCAGAAGGCGATAGCGCATGGTTTATCATACAAGTAGATGATACCGATAGTGCAGAGAAGCTGTACTTGACANTCCAGTTTAGATTTGCTCCAGTATAAAAGGAGGTGAAAGAATATGGCAGANGGCAGATATATATTCAGAGATTGTGTACCTGATNGTGCGATTGACATCGTGAATGTTCGGACAGGGGATATTGTGCAAAGAGCGTGGAGTTTCAGGGTAAATGCTCCAGTAGAATTGCAATCAGCCCTTGATGGAGGAACATTCCAGCCTAATCATATTATTCGTGGTTACGATGGTGAGTTGTACGACGGCGATGGTAATTTGCTTGCTGAAGTAAACACATTCCAAGCACAGATAAACTCGACCAATACCGATTACCAAGCCGCTGGTAATAAACAAGTATGGGCAATACCCCAATCTTATACAGTTACTTTGACATTTACAGAGACAGTAATAAAGGACGCCAAGATACTTAAAAAAGTGTTGGACAGTTTAGCAAAAGGAGCTCCAGATGCAAGATTAAACTTTATGGGGGTATTACACGCACACACATAGGAGGGGTGAGAAGTGAGTAAGGTTGATAAAGAGGAGTTATTAAGTAAAGAAGATGTCATACTAAAGGATGTAGCTGGCATTCTAAAAGCGATGGACACAATTGTAGAATATGAGACATACCACGTGGTTAGGGATGGGAAGGAGTTATTTTCGTTCCGAGTGCGTGGGTTGACCGATGAAGAAGCCGAGGAGTGTAGGCAAGAAGCTACAAAAACAGTGCGAGATAAAAGACTTGGCAATTTGGCAGTACCGCAGGAGTTTAATGCCGCAAAGTTTAACTCATTGATGATTGTCCAAGCCACGCACCCAGAAGATAGGGCAATGATTTGGGATAATAAAGAATTATGGGAGAAAGCTAACGTTCTTGCTGGTTGGCAGTTGGTGGATAAAGTGCTTAAGCGTGGCGAGAAGGATGAAGTTATCGAACTCATAGAGCGGTTGAGTGGGTATAACAGCGAAGAAAACGAGAGCCGAGTTGAAACTTTAAAAAACTAATCAGGGCAGGTGGTGAAGCGACCATTATTCACCACCTGCTCCAAAGATGTGGTATCACTCCAGATGAGTATTGGAGTAAGCCACCAAAGATACGTGATTTTATGCGTGCAAGCATGTTGGNGGAGTTAGAGCAGGAGCAAGAAGAATTAGAGAAGATAAGGGGGAAAGATGGCTAACGAGACCTATAAGGTAGAGCTTTTAATTACCGCACAAGACCAATCAGCACCAGTTATAGAGCAGGCAAATGAGCGAATTAATCGTTTCGCCCAGAATGCCGAGTTAACAAATAAGAAGTTAGCCCGTTCCCTGAATACGACTTATAAGCCTACCATAACAGCGATTGATAATACAGCACCAGCAGTAGCAAGTGCACAATCAGGTTTGAGCAGAATTACTGGCAAAGTGTGGAGTGTCGTTGTGCATGCAGTTGACCAAGTGACGCCTGTATTTTCGAGCATTTTAAGTGGTGCAAAAAGTTTTGTGAGTAAAATAGGCAGCATTGTGGGTGGAGTAGGAAGGATGATAACATCACCACTTGGAATGCTTGGGATAGCTGGTGCTGGGGCAGGGGTGACAGCCCTTATTGCTGGACCGTTAAAACTTGCAGGAGAGATGGAGCAGGCGAGGGTATCGTTTAAGTTTTTCCTTGAGGATAAAGAGAGGGCTAAACGTTTTATAGGCGAGTTGCAAGCACTTGCAGCTATTACACCATTTGAATTTAAAGATGTGCAGGATCTTGCTACCCAGTTGTTACCAGTTTATAAACAGATGTATGGATTAGAGAATGCTACAGCTATGACATTAGATACGTTGCTTAAATTTGCTGATGCGGCTTCTATGACAGGTGCGGGTATGGAAGGGTTGAAGGGTGCAATGCTTGGATTTACACAGATAGCGCAGTCAGGTAGGTTAGGTTTACAAGATTTGCGGCAGGTAACATTAGGCTTACAAATACCAATGACAGATGTATTGAAGGAACTCGGAGTGAAGTCGTTGGATGATATTTCAAAGAAGGCTATTCCCGCAAAGCAGGCTATGGAAGCAATTGGAAGAGCGTTAAAGCAGTATGCTGGTGGAAGTGAATTACAGGCAAAGACGTTGGTTGGATTGATATCTGCATTAAAGGATATTGCAGGTATGACGATAACATATTTCGGTGAAGGAATGCTGAAGCCAGTAGAGGATATCTTATTTGGACTTGTTGAAGCGGCTACCAAAGGCGAGGATGCATTAAAGAGTGTCCAAGATAGATTGTACAAAGCAGGTGTTAGGGTAGGAGAAGCGATGCAGAATGTTTATAGAAAGGTGGTTCGTTTCTTTGGTGATTTGAGTTCAATACCGGGCTGGAATCAGATGTCAATGACACAAAAAATTATTACCGCTTTTAGCCAAGTACTGACAGAATTAAATAATTGGTTGAAGGGGGATCAGGGACAAGAAGTATTTAGAAAGATACAAGAAACGATAAACTCATTTTTCAAAACTATTTTCGGACCAGAAAATTCTGAGTTAATTAAGCAGCTTGCAACGTTTGGTTACACGCTTGGATCAGAGCTTGCAAGTGCGATTTTCAATGGGATAAAGAGCAATGTTAAATTAATGACAATTCTTGGTGCAATAGTAGGTTTCAAGATAGCTGGCTGGAAAGGTGCAGTAATAGGTGCAGGGGGTATGTTTGCTTTATCATCGTTGTTTGGATTAGAAGAGTTCTATAAGGAAAACCCAGTTGTAACTCAAGAGCAGCAAAAGGTACAGTATGAGCAATATTTGTCATTTGTGATGTCCATGGGTATGACACGAGAAGAAGCCGAACGGTTTATAGAAGGGATGAAGGAGCAACCTAAAGTTAAGCCAGAGCCGTTACCAGCCCATGCGAGAGGNGGGATATTTTATACGAGACACATAGCGGAAGTAGCTGAAAGAGGAGCGGAGGCAATTATTCCTTTAGAACGTACAAAAAAGAATGTGGAGCTGTGGCAAGTAGTAGGTGAGCACCTTGGGGTGATGAGAAATGCTCCAATAGAAAGTGTAACTCAAGCCACGATAAATAATACATATAACACAATGAATCAAGCCACGATAAATAATACATATAACACAATGAAAAATGTACAGGCAATGTCGTATAGCACTGTAACACATAATGTTCAAACAGAAGTTCCTACTGTGTCAGTTGTTCCACGTAATGTGCAGAGTACCGTAAACATTAATGTTAACACCGAAGGGTTAATTAGCGAGGTTGTCATAAATAATAAGGCTGATGTAGATGAAGCGGTCGACAAGATTGTGGGAGTATTAGCTCCAGAGTTAAGGAAGGCGTTTTCTAATATGGTGGTGGGATAAATGGAGTTTTACATAACGGGGAAGAATACCAAGCTTCATTTACCGATGAACCCAGAGCAATTGCAAGTGATGACAAGTTCAAAGTTGTTCTGCGTTAGTATAATTGATTTGGGCGATTTCTTAATGCCGAGAGGTATTGCACCAGCGACGCTTAGGTGGGAGGGTATATTCCCGGGCGTGAGTAGGAGGAACAGCATATATGTTGTGGATTGGCAGGATCCCAAGGCGATAGTGGGTTTGATTTCAGGCTGGCGACGAGAGAATGTAAAAGTTCATTTGCTGATAACAGAAACACTAATAAATATGGATTGTTACATTCAAGAGTTCGACCATACATGGAAGTGTGGACATGGCGATTGTTATTACTCCATAAGTTTGGTTGAGGCACGTAATTTGGTGGTAATGACAGAGAAAGAGAAGAGTACGAGTGCGCAGGCTAAAACGAGTGCGCAGAGACCAGATCCGAGTATACCAAAAACGTATACTGTAAAACAAGGTGATACCCTATGGGGTATAGCAAAGAAAATGCTCGGTGATGGTGCAAAGTGGAAGACATTGTACGAGTTGAATAAGGCTGTCATTGGGCCAGATCCGAATAAAATTAAACCCGGGCAGGTGCTTAAGCTTGGTTGATATTACCAACATAAAGTATGAAGTGCGCATTATAGATCCAAGCGGTAAGCAAATGGATGTTACGCCATTTGTTAGTCAATTGTCCTTTGGTGATGCCGATGGTGAGTTAGCGGCACATTTAAGTATGACATTGACAAATCAGCAAGTAGGTGGGAAGTGGATACACCAGCTTGTAGCACTTGGGACACCGATATACCTATTAGCGAATGGGGTAGAAGTGTTCAGGGGCACGGTGTTTGATTGGATGACGTCCACAGATCCGTTGGGTAGTGTGGAGATTGAAGCGTATGACCAGTTGATTTACTTGTTTAAGAGTGAAGATGACAGGTATTATAGGTCGGGACAAAGGGCAATAGATGTGTTGACAGATATTTTCAGGGCATGGAATATTCCCATAGGCAAGATAGAGGGGCCGAATGTAGTATTAGCCAAGCAAGTATTTAGGCAGATGACAGTTGCGGAGATGATAAACAGCATACTCAAACAAGGTAAAGATAAGGGAGCAGGCGAGTTTATCGTACGTAGTGAAAAAGGGAAGGTTTATATCAGAAAAGCCATGTCCAATCAAGATGTTTACGTGTTTGCATATAACGAAAATGTGCAGTCGGTAATGGATAGGTGGAGCATTAATAATCTTGTTACACGGGTGCGCATAATAGGTGCGGAAGATGAGGAAGGAAGGGCACCGTTAATTGCAGTTCTTGATGGAGACACAAAATATGGTATATTGCAAAGGATTGTCCAGAATAGTTCAGATGACACGTTAGCCGATGCAAAGCAGAATGCAAAAGAGATATTGAAGGAGTTCGGACAGCCAGAGAAAGACAGGACAATTAGGTGCGTAGATGTTCCCTTTATCAGGAAGGGTGATAAGGTGAAAGTTGTTGCTGGNACGTTAAATGGGTATTACCAAGTCGTATCCGTAGAGCATAATGTTACAAGTTTAACTATGAGCGTGGGGCTAAAATGAACAAGAAAAGCATTGACGATTTGGCTAAAGTGTTAAATGAAAGAATTAGTTTAATAGCTAACAAACCCGATAGCATTGAATTAGGAACGATACAGCCAGATATGAGCTTGAAGCTTGATACGTTTGCAATGCCGATAAAGAAAGGCGATTATCTTATAGCTGATTTTACTGCACAGGTTGAGTTTCCCGTTTGGTCGTTGGTAGGTGTTGGCGAGTATCCCGTAGACGAAGAAGGGAAGCCGATAGAAGGAGTAGACATATACCATACTGCACAGACAAGGTGGGATTGGGAGCAGAGCACTGTTGAGAAAGTGAATATAAAAATTAAACCCGAGCTTAAAAGTGGCGATAGGGTGTTGGTGGCTTGGGTTAACCAGCATAGAGACCCTGTCGTAATTGCAAAGGTGGTGAGTTCATGAGCGATTTATATCCGCGTTTCGATATGCCCGATATAGTGGGTGCTACAGAAAATACAGTGGTAGCTTTCCCTAAAAGTTGGTTGTGGGATTGGGACATATGCGATTTTGTTCAAACAGGTAGCGGTGATGTGGTAGAGGTAGACGGTTTGACAGCTTGGGTGCAATGGTGTGTAAAAGCGATATTGACACAGAGGCTGGCATTTGTTGTGTACGATTGGAATTATGGCGCTGATATTGAAAGTTGCTTAAGACAGCCTACAAGAGCAGTAACAGAAGCGGAATTGGAACGAGAGATTACCGAAGCTTTGCTTACAGATCCGAGAACAGCTGAAGTGAAGAATTTCAGGTTTGAGTGGAGCGGCGATGAGCTCACAGTGTGGTTTACCGTGGTAAATGCATTAGGCCAACCAGCTGAAGTGCAAGTAGGTGTAGGGTATAGAGAAGTGCAGAGGCAGTTTTCATTGTCAAGGGTGGAACAGTTCATTAGCGACTGGTTGCGTGGTGAGTTGGTGAATGTAGAGCCGACCGAAGATGGCAAGCTTGTAATTAAGACAGTAGCTCAGCCAACGTTTACTCGTGATTCTATAGCCTATAAGAGTGATGGTTCGCAAGTCGCTGCTAATCAGCCTCGCTTTGATGTTATTGATGGGGTATTGGGCTTGATGGTGGCGGAGGGGACGACGAATAAGATAGAAACGGAGGGCGGCGGAGCTTCCAAGGACTGGTCTAAATGGTCGCATTGGGGCAATAGAACTTACTGGCAGAGCGAGACACAATATGACGACCCTGTTATGGGTAAAGTGTTTCAAGGGGTATGCAATAATCCTACTTATCTTTTTGNTTATTATCCGTATTCAATTACGCTGGGTGTAGTCTATACAGTTACTATCTGGCTGAAAGCTAGTGTCGCAGTAAGTGGTTTGTCAGCTAGGGCATTCTTTGTTAATGAATCAGAAAGTATTTTAGGGAGTACCACCAAAACAATTAACCTAACCACTAAATGGCAGAAATTTGAATGGCAAATAACAGCAACAGCAACGTATACAGTCGGGTTTGGTATCGGCCCATTATTTATACCAGTAGGTACAACGGTTTATGCGGCTCGCCCACAGTTAGAGCAAATGCCCTACGCCACCTCCTTCATTGACGGCACAAGGGCGGCCGAAACCCTGACCATCCCCACGGCTGGGGTACTGAACCCGCAGGAGGGGACGGTGGAGTGCTGGGTAAAGCTCTCCTACCTAAAACCTAATGGCTACAATGCATTCTTCACGTCGGGTGATGTTTACGCTCCNGGCCCACGTATACTAATTATGCGTGAATTCGTAGGAGGTAATGTTAATAAGATACGGGTTTGGGATGGTGATGGTTCATCTGAAGCACTCTTAACAAGTGTCACTACTTTGCAAGCTGGTATATGGTATTACGTGGCATTTACTTGGTCACCATCTGGTAGAAAGCTGTACGTTAATGGCGTTTTAGAGGCAAGTAATACACGGAGCAATAATTTGGGCTTTGCTACCCTAGCAAAAATAGGTTCATGGTGGAATGAAGGTTACCTCAACGGCCTCATCGACGACCTCCGCATCTCCAGCCGTGCAAGGACGGATGAGGAAATATTGAGTGCGTATCAAAGCAATCAGCCATTACCAATTGATGAGAATACCACATACGCCTTGAGGTTTGATAATAGCCTTAAAGTTGGCCGTGGTGGTTATAGGTTAAGCAAGCCAATATACTTAAAGAGCCTTGGAACGTGTAATGGATCAAATATTTCTTGGGAAGCAAATATCCCTGCAGGGTGCGATGTAAAGGTTTATGCGTCGTTAGCTGGAAGCACGTTCTAAGCGTGTGAAAACAATGCTCCAATACCACGTTTGAGTGAAGGCGTTAGTTTGGTTGACAAGGTGCTTGTTATAAAAGAAGTGTTGCTGACCGAGGATGGCATTAATATACCTGAGCTTATGGCTGTGCGGTATAATGTAGATGGAACAGTTACGTTGAGGGGGTGAGAGGTTGGACTTACCAGAATACTTAACAGACCAAACGTTTGAAACAATATTAGCAAGATTGTTGTCCTATGTACCAGACAATTATGACAAAAGCCAAGGTTCATTTGTCTATGATGCATTAGCTCCAGTTGCCGCAGAATTGACACAAGCTACAATATGGGCACAAGAGGTGTTACGTCGTGGATTTGCACAGACAACGTTTGGTACATATTTGGATTTGAGAGCTGAAGAGCATGGATTGTCCAGAATACCAGCAAGCAAAGCCACTGGGTACGTAACATTCTTTGGTGATAGTGGAACGGTAATACCAGAAGGAACGATAGTGTCCACCCCTTCATCAGAATTGGCACCAGCAGTATTCTTTAGGACTACCACGCAAGCGGTGATAAGTGATGCAGGAGAAGTGTCCGTACCCATAGAAGCCTTGGACGAAGGGATTGAAGGAAATGTCGCCGCAGGAGCAATAACAGTGTTAAGTACTCCCATTCAGGGTGTCGCAAGGATTGAGAATCAGCAAGCCACGAGTGGTGGTGCAGATACTGAAGATGATGCAAGTTTATTGGCACGATATTTGGAATGGGTGCGCAATCCCAGTGCCAGTGGTAATAAAGCTGATTATGTAAAATGGGCACTTGAGGTTGCAGGTGTTGGAAGTGTTTCGGTAGTACCGTTGAAGTATGGCAATGGAACAGTTAGCGTAGCAATTGTTGATAAGGATATGCAGCCAGCCAGTGAAGAGTTAGTTCAGCGAGTTCAGGAGCACATAGCACCAAGATGGTTGCATGTGAATGAAGCAGAGAGTTTGACTATTTCAGGTTATGGCGTTACAGTTTCAAATGGGCAGGTAATTTTAAGCTATAGTTCGAGTGGCACTGGGAAGGTTACACATACGCAGTTTGATACGATGCTTGAACAACCAGGAGTGTGGAACGTCATATTAGATTTGTCCACCACGGGTAGTGGTACAAATGATTTGCTGTCCATAGGTGTGTGGGATTTGACAACTAATGCATGGGCAGTGGTAGATGTGTCCAGCCAAATACAAGCCAAGACAATTTATTCAGCCAATGCATTAAACCCGTTATCAAGGGTCTATCAAAGGTTCTATTGGAATGGGCAAGACCATTTGGAGTTACGCATTGAAAGGTTGCAAGCAGATACCAGTTCAGTGGTAGCGATTGACAAAGTAGAATATCAAAGCGTATTTTCTAAAGATACAGGGGAAGGATTAGCACCAGTAGGTGCGAGGGTATATGTGGAGCCAGCAACCGCAATACCGATAAACATAACTGCGAATATAAGTGTTGTGCAGGGGTATGATCCCAATGCGGTAAAGTTGAACATTACCGAGGCTTTAAGGGAATATTTGAAGTCATTGACTTTTCAAGCTGATAACGATGTGAAGTACGTTAAAATTGGGGGTGTCATCTTAGATGTGGCGGGGGTATCCGATTACAGTAATTTGCTTATCAATGGCGGTACGAATAATATCGTTATAGGCGAGCAAGAAGTAGCAGTGCTGGGGACGGTGGCGTTGACATGATAAGTGAAGCAGGAAATAGGATGCTTGACAATATGCCGCAGTATTATTTGACAAGTATCGTAATGCGTACCATATGGGATGCGCAAGGTAGGGAGATTGACCAGCTGTACCAAGCACTGGATGAAGTGCTTAAGCAGTTCTTTGTGGCCACAGCCACATGGGGCATTGATAGGTGGGAGCAAGAACTCGGTATTGTGTCAGATCCGAATAAGCCGATAGAACAAAGGCGTTCAGTTGTAATGACACAGTTAAAAGGGTTTGGAACAGCCACGATAAATTTACTTCAAAAGGTGGCAGAAAGCTTTGAGTATGGCAAAATAGATGTGATAGAGGATATTCCCAATTATTCCGTTAAAATTGTGTTTGTTGATAGGACAGGGCAGCCACCCAATTTGGCGGATTTAGAGAATGCATTGAGAAAGGTTTTACCAGCACATTTGAATTTTACAATAGAGTTCAATTACTTTACATGGCAGGAATTGGACGAGATGTTGTGGACATGGGACACATTTGATGGTTTGAGTTTGACATGGGACGAATTGGAGGTGTAT